TTTAGGTATTATCTGTTGGTAGTGCCTAAGCACTCTTTAAAGGAAATAAACATGGATTTATCTAGTGCAACTACATATATGGACCGTTACCAAAGTAACTATGAACTTTGGATGAAAGATATAATGGGAGCGACTATTACTGATGATCAACGTATAGTTGCAGAAGCACTTGCTAAGCATCATTTTGTTAGTGCTAAGTCTGGAACCACAACTGGCAAAACTGCACTTGCTGCTACTACTGGATTGTGGTTTTTGACTACTCACCCAGAAAGTAAGATTCCTTGTACTGCCCCAACAGGACATCAATTAGAAGACTTACTCTTTGCTGAAATGGAAACTTGGTCTAGGCGCATTAAATATGATCCTATGCGCGAAGCCATCAAAATTATCAAAGGTAAGATCTTTATTGAAGGACATAGAGACTGGTACATAGCTGCTCGTACTATTCCTAAAGATACCAAAGATAAGCTTGGTGATGTATTGGCAGGATTCCATGCACCACATTTACTATTCGAAGTTGATGAAGCTGCTGGTGTGCCTGACGTAGTTTTTAAAGGTATTGAAGGTTCAATGATTCAGAAGAATGTACGTTGTTTACTTGTCGGTAACCCAACACGGCCAACTGGTTTCTTCTATGATACTCACAATAAGCATCGTGAGCATTGGTTTCGTGCAACACTTAGTTCAGAGCGATCACCATTCGTTGAGCCTAATTGGGTAGAACGTATGAGGGAATTGCATGGAGAAGATTCTGACTTTTTCCGTACTAAGATAATTGGTGAATTTCCATCAGGTGGTGGTGCTCACATTGTGACAATAGATCAAGTACGTGATGCTATGCTTAGGAGAGTTGGTGCCAATCCTGACTTGATAGATGCACCTATTGTGGCTGGTCTTGACCCTGCAGCTGGGAATAATGATTATTCTATCTTGACCATTCGCAAAGGATGGTATATATTTGACCCAATAAGAATTAGACATACTGATACGAATGATCTTATACCTCAAGTAGTTACAGCATGTCGTAATGGAAAAGTTAGCGAACTTTATATTGAGTATAATGGTCTTGGTATTGGTGTCTATGATGATTTAAAAAGAAAGACTTATTTCCGTTGTTTTAAAGTTGTAATGAATGCACGGGCTAATGACCCACAAGCATATAGAAATATAAGGAGTGAATTATACATAGGTTTTAGGGATAATTTTGAAGAACTTGCAATAGGTGATAATGATCGTTATATTCATGAATTACCAGAAATAATGATTGACGAAGACAAAGAACCATTGCAATTAGAACCTAAACCTAAGTTGAAATCGAGATTGGGTTTCTCACCTGACTATAGTGACAGTCTAGTTTTATCTACTTTTCGTCATTTTAATTTTGGTTCAGGTGAATTTAATGATATTTCTAATTATCAGGCTTTTGAAGCTATTAACAATAAACTGGTCAAGCAATCCAGCTTTAGAAAGATTTAAGGTGAAGATTCATGGCATTCTTTAATAAGAAAAATAAAGAAATAGCTGAAAAAAGAGTAATGCCTAATAAGACAGTAAAAGGTTTCTTCAAGTCTGATATGGATGATGAGATAACTGCTGTCTTAGCTGGTGATGGTTATATTCGAGAGTTTAAAAGAATGGCAGACACGGATTCGATTTGTGGAGCTGTCTTACTCGCTATAACTAAAACATTTCAGAGTATTGAGTGGAAAACTATTAATGATGATAAAGAGATTCTTAAGAAATCATTAGCTAATGTAAACTGGTATGATCGTATGGAAGAAATCTTAAGTTTTCTTGTCTATGGTCACTGTGTATTTGAAACAACTATTAAAGAAGATGAGGATGGTGACTTCGTTTGGGATGGAATGTATATTCGTCCACAGGATACTATTCAAAAGTGGAATCATGACAAAAAAGGTGTTATTGAGTCTTTTGAACAGTATGGGCAAGAAGGTGAGGGAGTAGTAACAATTAGCATGAATAAGTGTTTGCACTTTGCTACGATGAAGACAAGAAATAATCCAAAAGGCAAGTCACTTTTTCGTAATGCTTACCGGGATTGGTACTATAGAACAAATATTGAAAAGATAGAAGCGATTGGCATTGAGCGTGACTTAACTGGTATGCCAGTTCTAACTCCTAGTGAAGATGATCATTTAATTGATGAAAAAGGTAATTTTACTAAGCTAGGTAATTGGGCATGGCAAACAGTTCAGAATATTAAGCGCAATGCACAGGAAGGACTTGTGTTGCCAACCGGTTGGACATTTGAACTTCAAGGTTCTCCTGGTGATCGCCAATTCAACATGAATGAAGTCATTGCTCGTTATGATGGTAAAATAGCATTAAGCATGTTGTCTCAATTTCTTATACTAGGTGTTATTAATTCATCTGGTAGCTTTGCTCTATCTAAAGAACAGAGTCATTTATTCTATAAAGCAGTTGAAGGTTTTGCTGAGATGATTGCTCATGCAGTCAATACTCAATTTGTTGGTGCTCCAGCACTTGGACTTCTTAATGATATTGAACCACCTAAATTAATTGTAGTAGGTGTTGATAAACCATCTATTAGTGATCTGGCCAGCTTCCTTGGCAGACTGCTTAAATTCAACGTCTTAACACCAGATGACAAACTCGAAGAATATCTGAGGGATGAAGTTTCGTTGCCTCCGCGTGACCCATCAACATCGAGAATTGCGGATGTAGCAAAAGCGAACGAAAACAAAGACGAAAAAGAAGGTGGTAAGGAGAAAGAAGAACCAACAAAACCTACTCCTAAAAAGGATGAAGAAGATGAATGATAACAACGAAAGTATTGTGGAAGTAATGAGTCTGCCTAGTGGTGATCGTGATAGAGCTATTGTTAAATTTCTCTGCACACATCCATGGGCGATTATGCCCACTGCGCTAGAAACAATTGTCAATGTGGTAGCTGATCACATTGAAGGGAAGTCTATTGCAATTGGTGCATCTTCTCATAGTAAGATTATCAGCCACACTAAGTACCCTAATGTTGCTATTGTTAACATTCATGGTACGATTGCGAAACGTCTCTATGGTCTGGAAGCTATCTCTGGTGGTAAAACCACTATTGATATTCAAAGTGAGATTCAGGCCGCGCTTGAAAACCCTAACATTGATGCTATTGTATTGAACGTGGACTCCCCAGGAGGTACTGTCGATGGGACAAAAGAGCTTGCTGATTTTGTGCGGGAAGCTACCGCTCAGAAACCAATCGTTGCTTATGCTGATGGGCTTATGGCTTCAGCAGCATATTGGATTGGGTCAGCAGCGAATAAAATTGTTGCTTTCGATACTTCCCAAGTTGGGTCAATCGGAGTTATCGTAACTCACTATGATCAATCCGAAAAATTGAAGCAAAATGGCGTCATAGCTACACACATTTATGCAGGTAAGTACAAAGCCTACGGTAATTCTACCGAGCCTCTTGCAACAGAAGCCAAAGAGTATATCCAGTCACGCGTCGATTATTACTATTCGCTGTTCGTTGACAGCGTTGCTGCCCACAGAGCTGTCGATGCAAAAACTGTAGTAGAATCAATGGCTGAAGGCAAGATTTTTATCGGTCGTCAGGCTAAGATTGCTGGTCTGATTGACGAAGTTGGTAACATCGAAACCGCTATTCGTCTGGCTCTCTCTGAGCTAGAAGGAGGTACAGAAATCATGAATGCAGAGCAAATGAAGAAAATGAGTCGTGCAGATGCGCTTGCGTTATTTGTCGAATCTCATGGGCCTGTCAGTATTGATGAGGCCGCTGCAATGACTGCTCCAGTTCCTGTCGCCAAACTTGACCCTGCTGTTCAGAGTCAACTTGACGAAATGCAGGCACGTCTGGATAAATCAGATGCAGAAAAAGAAGAGGCTAAGCAGAAGCTGATTGATAAAGAATTGGCTGAATCTGCTGCTGCCAAACATGCAACTGTTATCAGTGCTTTGACATCTTTCTCTCTGCAAGATAATGAGGGCCTAGTCGCCCTTGGAGAAATGTTAACTGATGACCAATTCCAGATCA